TGAAAGAACCCGGACTTTGTGACATATCCATCTCGTCCGACAAGTGCAGAAATGTCTCCCTCTCCTGTGACCTGTGGCTCTGAGTGGTATAGCATAGCGAGCTGTCTTGTCACTTGCTCAATCGCACAGGACGAAAGATCAGAGGGCCCGAGAGCCTCCCGTCTGTCTGTGGGGAGATGTCGCAGGAGCTCCTCTTCGAGGTCTTGCTCCCATAGTCCTGTCAAGAGGCGTCTACGGAGTGCAGAGTGCTCCCATCGTCTCTCGTCTGTGTTGCTCGGTGCTTGTGGCTTTGGTGGTACGTTGTTCAAATGCATATTAGTAAACCTTGATTTTAGTAGGTATGTTCGGTCTATAGTCTAGCACAGGAAGGAGTCCGTATCTGAGGGCGTCTATCGCATGGCCGTATGGATCTCGACTTCGTGCTGATTGTGTTCTCTTCATTGTCCAACTCTGGATACTTTTAATTGTCTGTGTACATTCCGGACGAATCCAGAAATGTTTTCTTGACATAGTCGCATGCAGTATACTAGCACCAAAATAGACGGAGTGGCGCGCCTTTCTTGCTCGTCTGAGTGTAAACGGTAGACCTCTGGGAGGATAGCCTAGGATACTCTCAAAGGCTCTCATAAGCATAATGTTGCTCATCCGATACTGATCCCGTCCTCTGTGCTCTCCGTCTCCTGTCCATAGTGCAAGATTCGGATCAACTCCGTACTTTTTGAGCATCTCGAGGATTGCCTGCGCATGATGCTCCGGGGGAGCTTGTCCGGATGTGTATTCTCCGAGTACAAAGATTCTCGGGTTTTGTGGATCTCTCATGTCTACACATGACACGATTGCAACCTGTGACCCTGGATTACTACCATGATCAATACCAACACAAAAGCGATAGTCTCCCCCTCTCGGTACAGGTTGCGAAGAGATCATGTCCTGCTCGAAGTTCTCAAATACAACTCCGATCGGTGCAACATCAAAAGAGCCATTGATTCGAGCCTCCCTGTCGTATGGAAGATATGCCTCTGTGATTTTGTCGATCTGCTGCTGACTGAGGAGGAATCCTTTCGGGAGTCCGAGAGGAGTCGTTGCGTCTACCGTCAAGGGCGCGCGATGGGAAGAGATCAGACCTCGATCGATCATCTCCTTGATATACATAACGTCCACTCCTCCAACAGGAGTAAGACTGATTGCTACTGTGCCTCTCTTTCCTCCTGCTCCTCCTCGAGAGGTACGAGCTACGAGCTCATTAAATGTCGACTGATCGACAGGCTCATCTATGCAGACAAGCCCTGCTGTAGCACTGGCCAATCCTAGCCCTTGACCTGCTGTTTTTATTCGGATCAGACTGCCGTTACGGAATCTGACCAAGGGCGCGAGACCTCGAAAGCCGCGGCCCCGGACGAACTCACAAGACGGATGCAGTTCATCCTTCGGGATCATGTCGTAGAGTTTCTGTTGTATCGTCCTGCTCTGTTCGTGCGAGTGTGTAATGAGCCATGCTTCAATCGGAGGAGGATCTGTTTTGTAGTACGGATGTCGACCGAGACAATGATAGAGAAGCAGTGCACATGTCGCTAGTGTCTTGCCGACTTGGTTTCCTCCGATAAGTGCTTTTATCGGTGCCTTGTCTGCAAGATAGTCTCTCTGTGGTGGTGTCGGAGAGAAGAACCGTAGAGGATCATTCTCTGCTCTCTTTCGTAACCATGAGAGACGCTGTGCCATTCCTCCGAGGCTGTTCATTTTCGTCTCCAGAAAAGATCAGTACAAAGAGAGCCGTCTCCCTGCTCATTACAGTATTCAATCATTGAGATTGTATTCTGTATATTGCTGATCTCCTCGCACTGCTTCCCGGATGTCTGCGAGTCGATCCCTCTCGAGTAGACAAGACACGTCATCTCACGACAGAGCAGGAGGCCGTCTTTTGTCTGCGTCTGCTCTGGATTACACAGCTCTTTAATCACGTCAAGATCTGTCAGCTGTTGGATAACTTCCTGCTGCTTTGTTGCTGTCTTATCTTCCGCCGGCGCTCTTTGTTCTATCGCCTTTGCTCCTCCGATTCCGAGGAGTACTCCGATCAGTCCTGCAAGAATAATCTCTGTCATAACTTTGTCTCGTTTCTTTGGTTGATCCTGTATACGCATTCTTTCCATTTGGTGATATTGAGATCAAAAGCAAATTGTATCTCTGTCTGGGGGAGGACTTCGTCTGCAATGATCGCAGCAATCAAGTCGTCAATCTCCGCCTCTGACTTTTTGCCTCTGTATATATTAATGTAATTCCTAAGACGTACTCTGTCTCTCTCCAGTTGGATAGAGATCTCCTCTGCTTTGCTCAGGTTGACAGAGACTTTGTTGAGGTTGTACAGGATCTGTCCCTCTAGTGTACTGTCGTCTAAATCACAAAGTATCATATCAAGAGCCCTTTTTCAGTGCGACTACATTCGATCCGACAAGACTATGCAGATCGGCTTGCACTCTTTGTCTGAGGATCGGAGGGAGTGCGATAATGGTATTAACAATCTCGTTCATGAGTTGCTCGTCTGTCATTCTATCATGCGCATCTATTGCTCCTTCTTCTGCATCGAGTGCTCGGAGCTCCTGCATCAAAGACACGAGTTGTCTTTGCAGTGCTGCATATGCCTGCCATGATCCCGATTCCTTTGCTTTGTTCATCGCAAGACGTAACTCTGAGATCTGCGTATTCAAAAGATCTCTGTAGTCTACCTGCTCGGGCTTTGCGCTCGTCTCCTCTGCTGTCGGGATTGTGTGCTGTGCATCGTTCTTGTATCCATGTCTCCGGGATAGCAACCACATCGCACTTTTTACGTCTCCTTTAAATACTGCGTCTTGTATTGTTGCGAGTGCGTCAAGGGCTCCGAGAGATTCTGCTTCTCTGACTTTTTTTGCGAATGTCTTGAATGGTTCTTTGGCTCTTGTCTGCTCTCCTCTGTTGATCCATTTGTAAATCGTTGATCTTCCGACTCCGGAGATCTCCGCAGCGATCGCCATCGTTGCGCCCGTCCGAAGGGCTTTGCAGATTTTTTCTTGCGTCTCCTGTAATTTCTTGCTCATGTTGTAGTCTCCTTGTTTTTTTTTTGAAAAAAATAAATACGTTTCTCTAAAAGAGGTCGGTACGCGCAGTGCGGGGGGGGTTAGCCTAGACACATGGCCTATATCTGTCTGCGTCTCAGAGATTCGATCGTCCTTGCAATCGGCTCTGTTCTCAGTCTCTTCTGCTGATCCTGTACGCTCTCCGGCTCTCCGGTTCTCTTCGCTTCTATCCTGGCTCTTCGTGCGAGTATCTCTGCTCTTGCTAGTCGTCTCTTCTGTCGTTCTTGCTTTTGTCTGAGTGCTGTCGCTGCAGCAATAACTGCCTTCTCGATTGCTACCTGCTGGGATGTCTTGCGCGCTACTCCTCTCTCGTTTGCAATCTTGATCGTCAGCTCTCCTTGCGAGAACATCCGGAAGGCTGCGGCTGTTGCTCTGTCTTTGCGGATACCCTGCATCCTGAGCTCATCGATCTTCTGGCTGATCGCTCTGTTCTCAGATATGTTTCGGTTCTTCTTGGCTCTGCTCATCAGGACTTCTTCTTCTTGTTCGTAGCTGTTCTGCTTCCTCGTTTCGGTTTGCTCGGGCTCTTCTTGGGTCTCTTGATCATCTTCTTGATCATCTTCTTTTGTGCTGACTTTGGCATGATTCCTCTCCGATCTGTAGTATAATTATACTGATATGATATACATTGTGCAACAAAAGGAGCAAAATATGCCAAAGTACAAAGTCCCGAAGAACATCGTAAAGATTGCACAACGAGCGATCGACTACAATCTATCCTTTCCACTGTCACAAAGAGCAGCATATAAGGACGAAGGAAAGAAGAGAGTACCCGGAACAGGCATGCGAACTGCTCGAAGGATTGCAAGTGGATCGATCGATGAGCAACAGATGATCTTGATGAGGGCATGGTTTGCTCGTCATGGCGAGTCACCGAAGGAGTCAGAAGCACGAAGAGATCGTACGAGTAAGGCAGCGCGATCTTGGGCTCTTTGGGGAGGCTCTCCTGCTGAACGTTGGGTCAAGTCTCGTCTTCGTGAGTTTGAACGAGCAAGAGAAAACAAGAAGAGCCGAGAGGATTAGTCTCGGCTCTTTAGATTAGCATCGAATCTCTTCGACTTCTTCGAAGTGATCCCAGAAAGATTCTGCATAGATAATATATCCTTCTGATGTTATCGGTGCATATTTATACATATATCCTAGACCTCTTCCGAGTATCTTGCTATCGATTCTTACAAGGACAGCAGGGCCTGCCTCGTAATCATCTTGAAAGTCTCTCATTACTCTGTAACATTTTGCATTGTCGTCAGCTTTTGAGAAGATAGGGGAAATTTGCATTGTAGTCTCCGTTTTTTGTTTAGTGATGTAAAAGAGCAAAGATGAATGTTTTCATCATGTAAACAATATGACATGCTCTGATTATGTTGTCAAGCTGAAAACATAAAATAAATTGGATTATTTTTACAGAACAACGCACAGACAAAAAAAAAAGACCTCGATAGTATCGAAGTCTTTTAGAGGATTATTATGGAGAGTGTCAAAGTCTCCCCTCCTATATATTCACCTATCTCTTTTTGTCAATCCGTAAAATAACAGGAAGAGCAAGAAGTGCACCGGCTGTCATCATCCAGAATATGATCGGCTTTGCAATCTGTCCGAGTTCGATCATTATCTGCATTGTCTTGCTCCGTCCTTGAGTAGTTGTGCTGTTGTGACCTTGCCATATCGAGAGACGAGGGCTCTGTATGCTCTCTCGTCTCCTTGTAGTGCCTTGTTTACGAGTGTCTTTACGTTTATCATCATTGTAGTCTCCTGTTGTTGTTATTTGCTGATGTCTGCTGTGTTGTCGTATACCTCAAAGAGTGCCTCTCCTCCTTGAGAGAGGATCTGCTTTGCGAGAGAATCTGTGCATTGTATCAATACAAGAGATCCGTCTGCTGCTGAGTCATAATGCTGTGTATACTCAATCATGTCTGCGTCTGTCTCATCTGTCCACTCGAGAGAGTCTTGCAGAGCTTCGTCTGCTGTGGCTCCGAGTCCGAGAATGCAGTATCCTTTTTGTATTAATGTATATTGTTTCATTGTAGTCTCCGTTGTTGTTATCGTTGGTTTTTGTATGTGTGTAGTGTCTGCCAGCAATAGAAGCAGGCATATCCTTCTTCTGTCTTGTGGAATGAGAAGCAATCCGGATTCTCTTTTTGTGCTGCATATCTTGTCTGTGCTGTTGAGTGTCTCATTGTAGTCTCCTGTTGTTGTTATTATTTTGCTGAGAAGTATCTCTTCCACTTGATAGCCTTTGTCTTTGCTTTTGATCTAGTCTGACATGTTCCGATCTTTTCGATTGTTGTAATTGTATCTGTAACTTTTTTTACAATGTATGAATAAGTATTGTTTTGATTCTTCTTTGTGTTCCAAGTGTAGAATGTCATGTTGTTGTCCTTATTTGGTTGTTGTTTATGTTGTTTTGTTTTCAACATGTCAACAATGTAACATGTTTTGTTTACTGTGCGACAACTTTTTCATGTTTTTTTTGTAGAAAGTTGGACATGTCCACGAAGTCCACCCTGCGTCCACTATTTTCATCTTGCAATAATCTACTTACAACCTGCCTTTTCGCTCTGCGTCCACGAAGTCCACTCTTTTTTCTCAAATCTTTCTGAGAAAAATAAATATATATAGTTAGTAAAAAAACCTTGGACTTCGTGGACGGCATAAAAAAAGCTAGGATAAACCTAGCATATAGACAGAATCAAAACGTGGACGTAAAGTGGACGTCCAAATTACGAAGGCCACCATCCCCGGACTCTATCGTCTGATTGATCATGTAATCGTCTCCGAGCATAGACGTAGCCCGCTCCTCTGAGGATGTCAGATATAATATTGTGATTCTGTCGTGTGCTCTTGTCGAGATGCTTATGATTCTCTTTTGTGGGATCGGTAGACTTATATAAATGCTCAATGATCTGAGCAGTCGTGATCGGAGCAGGGAGGAACTCTGCCGCCTCTATGACTGCATCTGTCAGAGGATGAGGATCAGTAAAGTCTCGCGCAGACTCAATCCGGAGCAGCTCCTCTTTGTCTGTGAGATACCATTGACCGCGATCTATTATCTGCTGTAATTGTTGGTTTGATAAATGTTTCATGTTGTCTCCTATTTGCGTTTTTTAGATGTTGCTCGCTCTTTTAGTATTTTGCTCGCTTCTTCCCGTTGATCGTAGTAGTACAAGACCTCAGACCATATCAAAGAGAGATCCTCCTTGATCTTCGCTGTGTCGATCTTCTTGCTTCCCAAGTCTACACACCAGAACCTCCGAGAGCCTGTAGCATCGTGCAGCACGTTCTTTTTGTTCGTTGTCGCACAGAATACAGTCCTACGAGGGAATTTTTGATTGCTGCGCTTGTATGGGAGTCTGACATCGTCGATCTTGCGCGTGAGAAATGCCTTCTCCGTCTCTACGCTCTTCGATCTCTTTGCGAGCTCTTGGATCTCATAGATGAGTTTGCCCTGTATCGTCTGCACTGCTTCCTTGTATTTATCCATGCTGATCTCTGAGTCTCCAAAGTATCGATTCCCAAAGATCCCGGAGAAGCAGAGAGCCTCAAGTGCTGTACTCTTCCCGATTCCCTGTCCACCGTACAGTACAAGAGTCGTGTCCACCTTGACCGGATTCTGTAGTGTTGCGTGTGCACGTGCAACGATTGAGAGTAGCCATCGCAGAGAATAGGCTCTGTTAATCGGAGTGTCCTTTGCTCCCATGTAGTCGATCAGAAACATCTCTGCTCTCTTGATCTGCTTCTTCTCTTGCTTCCATAGTCCACGCAACGTCTCGAAGTGCTGCAACAAAGGATTGCGTCTGTTCTCTTTGGCTACAATCTCGACAGCACTCCATACTTTGTCCTGTGTGAATGCTACCCCCCATCGATCCTCACAATGATAACGAATCATATCTATGTGATAATCGTCAACTCTCTCCGGCTCTCCTTGCTCGTTCTCCCAGATCACCTCCTGAGCGAACTCATCATAATGAGCACGTCCTGCAAATAGAGGATGATGTCTGAGGAGCTGTGTCACATTAAACAGAGACGAGATTACTCTGTCTCCTGAGTCTGATCTCCGTATCCGTATCTCGAATCCGATGTTGCGCAGCACTTCGATCCGAGCATCTCGAGATGCATGTAGCTGCTGTGTGTTGTTTGTCATTTAATAGTCTCCTGTGTGTGTGTTTTGTTGTTGTTTAAAATAGTTCTAATTGTTCGTATTGTGCAGAGATAGCTGCTTTTGTCCATTGTTCTGCTATAGCTTTTGCCATTCCCGGAAAGGTTTTGCTCCTCTGAGTTTGTCTGCTCTCGTTTGTTGTGCGATCCACAGTATCAAGCCATGCCGCCCTTTTTTTCATAGTGCCAGATTTAGGGGAAAAATACTCTTTCATTTCTCCCTTTGAGACTACAGATGTACTCCTCAAAGGAGGCAAGTTTTTTAACCACCAGCATGTAGTTTTTTGCGCCTCGTCTCCGAAGTGATACGGCTGCACAATACAGTCAGGCTTTCGGATCTCTGTGCTAATACAAGATACAGGATTTTCTATTGCTATAAATCTAATCGGTGCATTCATCAAGTCTCTGACAAAGTCAAGAGCCTTTCTCCTGTTCTCCCATCTCTTAATGTTTTTTGTTTTGTCCTTATTATACAAATGAGCTGCACCAGAGACCGCAAGATAAGTACAAGGAGGGTGAGCGATCATCATGTCATATCTCCCATTATAGGCTTGTTCAAGTGCATCTCCGATTATATGCCATTCCGGATAATCTCCAGAGCATTGTTTTATATCGCAAGAAAAAGCCTCAAAACCTAAGAGCCTTATTTCTTTTGTGATCGTTTGCGACTCTTCGCATGCTACTAATATTCTCATAATTGTCTCCTATAGTTGATAGCCGTTAATCTCTGCAAGGTATCCGACCCCTTCCTTCCATCCGCAGTTATTGCGATGATTGCAGTATGCAGAAGGGTATCGAGTTGGGTCAATGTAGAAGAATGTGCAGTCGTCTTTTGTGCATCCCGGACAGCTCCATCTCGTAGCGCGTCTGCTGCTTCCGTCTCCGGTTATTGTTGCTCCCAAGTATCGAGCAAATTGCTCTCGTGCTGTCGGATCGTTTCGCAGCATTGTATACATATATCGTCTTTTGTCAGAATAGCTTTGCACTCTACCGAGTCTCTCCTGCTTTTGCTTTGCCTCCCTCAGTCTCTGCTCCTGCTCTTCTCGTCTGCGTCTCATCTCTGCAATATGGGCTCTCTTCGCATCCTGTGCGCGTCCTTTCCAGTCGATGATCTTGCCCTTGATATGATGCTCTCTCCAGTCCTCCGTCCTGTACCCAACAAAGTACATTCTGCTCGGGTCTTTGGTCTTTGGATCAAAAGAGTTCTCTTTCCTGCAGAGGTTGATCCACCACGTCCCCATAGCAGAGTGATAGTGAGACCACTCAGAGACGGGAGCATCCTCTGCAAGTGGTAGAATGACTCTGTACTTGTTGACTCCGTCGTGACTGTGACTGATTGACGAGTGCAGATAGCTCTGTGTACTACTGATGTATAGATTTGCGATTGCAGAAGAGAACGTCAGTCCCTCGTCTATATCCAGAACCATACAAGAGATCGATGTCACATTCTCATCGCACCGAGCCCCGGAGAATGTCGCAGGAGACCACAGTCCCCCCTTCATCTTTTCGACTGGCTCCCGAGCGTGTCCGAGGAATCGACAGAGATTTGTCCATGAGTAACGGAGCCTAATTTGCTCGTCTTTGTTGTATACATTTTTAAATGCAGTTATACTGTATGTGCGCATTTTTTTTCCTTTGCGTGTGTTGTTTCATAGTTGTTTTGATACTCCGATAATTAGTACTTATCGGAGTATTTTTTTTTCGGCTGAGATTACATGCAGCTCGATACTGGGTTCCTCGTCTGATGCTGCATAATACTTTGATGCCGATAGACTACAGACGACAGCATCGTCTTTTATAGGCAGAGCGTCAAGGACAGCCTTTATCATGTTGTCGAGATCCGGGCGTTTGCTGTGGATCACTCGCTCTCCCTTCTTAAGTCTCTTTGGTCTTTTGACCACAAAGACGAGATCGACATGCAGTGCGCCCTCCGGGATGTGCATATCCGAAAGTCTCTCCCTCATGTCCTTGATCCAGATCTTATAATTCATCGGGTAGTATGTCCGTCCTTGTCTTGTCACTCTTGGACGTGGACACGCTATAGGGGGGATGTTGACTATCATACATGCTCCTGTCTTGACTTGCAAATGACTGCATGGATATGCTTACAATTACCCGTAAATAATGCACCTTGACAAACACACGTAGCATGACTGCGCGAAGGATGAGGGAGTCTGCGCACGATTACTCTGTACACTCCGCCTCTCGTCTTGCTACGTACGTCTGCGAGTGTGACGATACAGTCATAGCCTGCAATAACTTGCTTCTGTGTCTTGATATGGACGATCTCCACAGTCTCCGATCCTTTGATAATCTTGTCGCTGCTTCGTCTGATCATAGCAAGTCCTCCAATAATCCCGACTTGACAATCTGCTGTCCTACCCATTCGGAGCACTGAGGAACAATCGCATTTCCTAGGGCTCTAAGTCTGTCCAGCCTATTGGAAATCCCATCATCCACTCCACAAAGAGGGGAGACAGGACTTGTCTTTCCCCAGTATCTTTCTTTTTGAAATGAGTTATTAGAGTTGGAGTCTTTCTTGTATACTCCGCAGGATAGCCTCCCTCTTTCGCAAGATACGCTGTCGGAGTTGGCAGATTTCTGTGATCTCCCGCGCTGTATTTCATTCCCTTCTCGACAAGGCGGACGAGTCCGCCCGTCCCCTGTTTGTCCGGGTCTGATGCTGTCGGAGTCGGCAGAAGAGCGCAGAGAAGATTTCTTCCTCCTTGCGCGTATGGTGTCCTTCTTTCGTCTCTTGTCGGAGTCGGCAGAATAAGCGACTGCAAACCATCGCCTGCGCAAATGCGGAGCTCCAAGGTCTCGAGCGGAAATAATTGTCCACTCTGTACAATACCCGATTTCGGCAAGCGATCCAACGACCTGACATCCTCCTCGAATAGAGATAGCTGCGACATTCTCCAACACGATAATTCTTGGTCGTAACTCGCTAATGATTCGTAACATTTCCCACCAAAGACCCGATTTCTTTCCATGTAATCCCTCTCCTTTTCCTGCTAATGATATATCTTGACAGGGAAATCCTCCGCAAAGGATGTCTACTGCCTCGACTTTGTCTGCTGTTATATTTTTCACATCGTTGTATATTTTTGCTTTCGGCCAGTGCTTCGATAATACCTTCTGACAAAAAGGATTCTGCTCAGCTTGCCATACTGTTTCTGCTCCGGGGATTGCTCTCTCTAATCCGAGTTCAAAGCCTCCGATTCCGGAGAATAAAGATCCTATTTTCACACTCATCTCGTCCCCCATGCATTCTCAATCGCAATCAATATGTCTTTGTATCTCCTTGGGATGCGCTCGCAGAAGTACCCTGCTACAAGCGTATGGCTCAGTCTGCCCATCGGTTTACCGTAGATCCATCCCGTGATCGTCGACTCCTTGACATAGCATGCTTTAGCTAAATCCTCTTTTGAATAAGCCTCTCCGGCTTCCTTTATGAGTTGCTTCATGAGCTTCGTAGTCTCTGGAGATTTTCGAGGAGGTCGTCTGTTCTTGGCCTTCTGTATCTTGTATTTCTCTGGGGCTTTGTCAGGGAGCAGACTCTGATTAAACTGTCTACGCATTCTCGCTCCTCCACTCTGACACGTGGACTCTCCAGAGGATCTCTCGTATCAAGTGGTTGAAGCAGTCAATCTCCTGCTCTGCGAGATGCTCTGCAAGTCGTACCCGGAGCGCACAGCTCGGAAGTCTCTGCCCACTCCTCCATAGACTGATCGTGCTCCTGTTGACGTGGATCTCTCTCGATAGAGAGGATGCTGTTATCTCGTATGTCTCGCATATATTGCAGAGCCACTCCGCGAAGTTCTCTTCATTGTTTTGTACGTAATCATTCATTTCTTTGTCTCCTGTTGTTGTTGTTTACTCTCTTGTACTTTCTTCTTATGAATCTCGTTCTTGATCCATCCTATCTGATACGGATGTGCGTATCTCTCGACCAGTTGCAGAATGTTTCTAATGTCGTCTGCTGTGTCGCATCCCTTGACGATCTGTGCGATCATCTCGGGAGTTATATATATTTTGCTCATACTGTCTCCTCTGCTTGTTCTATTTTTGTACTCCATACATACTCGGAGCAGTGATTCATGCAGATCTCTTTTGCTTGTTCGATTGTGAGAGAGCCGTCTGCAATCAGCTTCTTGATATTTGGATAAACATCGTCACAGTCGAATTGACCTCCGAGAGGTTTCTTGTATCGTGAGCTACAATGTACAGTGAAGAGGAAGTCAATGATTGCCTCTGCTTCCTCAAGAGATACTTTGTCTCCAGAGTACTTCAGAACAGTCTTGCGTACTGGCTTGACAACTAGACTATAAGAGACATGCTTAGGAAGCTCGAGAGCCTTCTGCTTCTTCTTTGGTTGTGCTTTTGCCTGTGGAGCAGAGAACAGTCCTTGCTTTGTTGATTCGTGGTATTCAATAATATCCGCTGTATTTTCGACTGCGTCTGTCATTGCTTCATAAGTATTCTCGTATGCTCCTGATAATGTCTCTCCTTTGTACGCAAGAAAGACTCCTGTCTCTGTTCCGATTGTATGAAAGTCTCCGAGCATTTCAAACTCTTCTGCAATCATATTGTATTGTTGTATTGTATAATCCATGTTGTCTCCTTTTTGTGTCCTTTCCTTATCGGACTCTAACAGGTTATAGGACTGGTTACAGGTTGTCAACAAAATAAATAATAAATAGGAATCATCATGAAAAAACCTCTCTGCTTTATAGACATCGAAACGACAGGACTCAACTCTGCAATACATGAGATCATAGAGATCGCAATAATCAAGATCTGTCCGAAAGAAGGCACGTCCACTTATACGACAAAAATACAGCCCGAGAATATACAGCATGCATCTCCGGAGGCTTTAGAGATAAACGGATATAGCCAAAAAGAATGGGAGCATGCACCTGCAGCTCAGTCTGTTGTACACTATATCTCTGACATCTTGGCAGGCTCGATGCTCGTAGGACACAACGTACGATTTGACGAGGAGTTTATCGCGGAGCTCCTGCATCTTTACGGAGCAAAGAAACGGTACAGCCGGAGGATGATTGATACAATCACACTCGCACATGAACAGCTCCCAAGGCTGCACAGTCTCTCTATGGATTCGATCCGGGATTATTTCTTCTGGGATAAGAGCAGAGCGCATACTGCATATGTTGACGCAATGGACTGCATGCGATTGTACTATAAACTACTTCGAGCAAATTCATTTAAGCGCACATACTGGAGGATGAGAAACAGAGTCTTGTCTCTGCTATGGAGACGCTAGTTTCTCCTTGACCTGCTCTTTGATTCGGATCTCTTGTATCTGCTCTTTGAGTGGTTCGAGTATTGCAAAGAGTTTTCTCTGTCCCCTCTCGAGTGAGTCGATACGTCCAGAGAATCCCTCTACAAGTTGCTTCCGATCTTGATTGAGTCCTTCGATCACCTTCTCGAACTTCGCGCGGATTTCTGCTTCTTCAATCTTGCCCTCGTGCCTGAGCTCCTTCATCTCTGCTTTACTCTCTTCTCTGGTGCGATCTAGGGCTTTGTTTGTCTGCATGTAGCTGTAAATCATCCATCCGAGGAAGGGACTATTTGTTGCAAGGTTTACCCAGAGATCATGATATGTTGACGGATCCATTATTCCAGCTCCTTAAAATCGATCTCAATCAGAGTATACGTAAATGTCTTGTATCCCTGACCGATCTGTAGTTTTGCGAGTGCGATAAGTCGAGCAAAGTCTGCGGGGTTTTGGATCACTTGACAACCATGTGAATAATACTGTGTAGAGGATACAATCTTTTTGTTGTGTGCTCTGTGTATATTGATTCCGTAGCCAGACTCCTCGTTAATATGGTCTGATCTATCATCTCTATTGTTATCTCTGTATACGGTTACTTCTCCTCCTCTCTGACACAAAGCTTCATATGAGCCTCTGTGCATGTCTAGCTTATACACTCCTCTGTACTGACCAGCCTTTAGGATTGCAACCCCTTTTTTATTGTCTGGATTGAGATGCTGCTCCATACTCGGATCTGTAGTGCAGACATATCTCTCTTCTATCCAATCAAAACCATTCTTGTAACAGACTCGGAACTCATCATCGAAGAGTCCGGGCCGTCTGCTTTTGCTACGCAACCCGATCAGATTCAGATCGAAGTCTCCACTCTCAAACGTCTTGTATCCCATAGCTGAGACTTTGCGCAGGATAGGAGGAAGATTCAGTCCCCAGTTAATAAATTTCATTGCGTTACTCTGATGTTATCGATCGGATTCTCTTGGTACATTATATCATATAGCCAGCTAGCCCCGTCGTATTGCTTCCCGACAATCTGTACTGTTGAACTTGATAGTGATATATCGAGGTCTGTCAGCTCAATAACATCTCCGATCATCAGGTATCCGTAAGAAAATGCAGCTCTGTATGTGCAGACTTTTTCGGGTAGAGATTTGCGTCTCACATAATCAAGTCCGATCTTGATTGCTGTCTCTCTGTCGTGTACATAATCAAGAGCAATCGAAGAGCTCTGCACTCCGTATCTCTGCTGTGAGATTATACAATATGGAGATACGATCTCATACGGAGCATTAACCCCCTCAAGTCTCTCTGCTCTGATCTGTATGATCCCTTTGTATTCGTTGCCTTCTACACTTGCACCATATCCCCAGCTATTTAATTGCACAGTCTGAGCAAAGCCCGAGGCATATTGTACAACAAGATCATTAACAATCTCCGAGTCTCTCGGAGTGACTGGAGTAATCCGCTCGAAGAGTGCGTCTGCGGTTATTATTGCTCTCGGATTGAGAAACAATTCTGTGTTACGATGATCGATCACAGGATAGATCCCTCTCGCACCTGTCGACAGAGTGACGGGTAAAAATGGAATGACATATTTCTGCAAGAATTCGTATGTCTTGATCGAGATGTCGTTGATATATCCTGCAAATACATACTCGTTTAGCACAGGACGGACGGCTGCAAATGCTTCCTTATCGTAGTCGATCCGCAAAGACTCGAGAGCCCATGTAATCAAGTCTCCTCCTCTCTCAAGTGCGCCTCCGGAGAAGGGAGAGATCGATCCTCCTCCGTCAACCCATCTTACAAAATACTGCACACTGTTATTATTTGGATCAAAGTCGATCACTGTATTGTTAAAAAACACATACGCGAAGATCTCGCCCTTCTGTCCTACTCCATTATAAACCGTCTTGCCTGTTAATTTGTTGCCTCTGTTGTCTTGTACTGTGACTGTCGGAGCGTCTACAGTATGCCCTGCAATGATTAAAAATACATTCGGATTCGGGCCGACGAAGAAATCGACTGCTGCGACATATCCCGGAGTCGCTGCATAGTCTACTGCTGTGCCATCGATCCGATCTGTCTTGCCCGGAGATCCAATAACTGCAGGAACTGTCTTGCCCTGATGGTAATCATTTGCAAGCATTAATCCGTCTGTGTTTACAACGTCCTCGATCGGGCCGCCTCCGAGAAAAAACTCTCTTGAATATTGGAAGTTGTCGAAGAGGGTAAGATCTCCATTTAGAGCTCTGAGCATGCTCGTATCATTGACATATATCTCGTTCTCGATTGAGAACTCTACGTATCCCTCGTCTGCATTTGGGTGTCCGTATACAGGCTCTCTGATCACTCCGCGAAAAAATGCGATCCGCTCCTCATATGTCTGCTCAGGTCTCCCTCTTTTGATCGTTACAAAATACATCGTGACGAGTGCATTATCAATACCTACTCCGAGCATTTGTTTTCCAGCAACATTAAACGGGAATACCAAACCCATAGACATAGAGTTACTCGATAGTTTTATCTGTCCGATCTCGAGGAGCTCCTGTCGAAAGTCGGGATCGCTCAGTCTACCCTCATAAAAAGTCTGTCCTCCTCCGTTATTGTCTAGCTCAATTGGGAAGGAGGAGAACTTGTATATCGTGCCTTTGATGTCGACCTCTGCAAGGAAGCAGATCTCCGTCTCGAGGAAGTCGATCACAGGATAGACTCTCATATGACCTCCTGCAGAGTGAGTGTTGCGACTCTGGTTAGCTCTCCGGATACATTGACATTCTCATCTCCGAGGATGTTTTCGACTTGTACCTCTCCGGTTAGCATGACAAGAGCCTGCTCGTACTCTCTCAAGAGCTCTCTGTAGTCTGAGTTCTGCACGATCAGAGGAATATATACGATCGGAGTCTTTGCGCCCTGTAGATAATCGAGCAATCCCTGCAGCAGATCGGGTACATCGTTCGCGATTGCAATGGGCTCTCCTGATGAAACATTTGCAATCCAATAGTCGGGATCTGGATTGTTGCCCTGTAGATCTGTTATGTCGATCCCTTCTGTCCATGCGATCCGGAACGTCCTGCGAGACGGTCGATAGTTGCGTGAGTACATAACCCCGGACTGAGTCTCTGTGCTCTCTGTACCCGAGTCGATACTGATCGTTCTCCCTCGTTGGTACTGCTTCCCCGGAATCAACACAGAGCCGATACTCATAAGTCCAATCCGTACATCGTTCTCGAGTGTGTCCTGTGCGATCACTCGCAATCCGAGAGCCTCTACTCTTTGACCGTTGAGATTTACGAGAAGCGTCATGTTGTTAGGTATCAACTCAATCGCTGTATTTGTTATCCCGGAGATTGTGACTGCATCATCCAATAGGAGGACAGCCTGCTTTGTCGTTGTTGCTGTGCCTCCGAAGACTCCTTCTGAGTTACTAACGACAGTTCGCCATGCGTAATTCTCTCCTGTGCCCTGTATCCTGACTCTCCATCCTGCGCATTCATTGTATCTAAAATAGGGCTTATTGGATGCAGAAGTCTCTCCTCTCACAGTTCTACCGGCTACGTTACATTTTGAGTTAATCGCTGTTTTAAAGGTGTCCAGTACAGACCACGTACCAGAGCTGTAGTACTCAAGTTTTGCGTCTCTGAAGTTATACCCGGAGAGATGGATTCCAACAATATCATTAGGGAGGCTCTCGTCTACATGTATTGTTACGTCTGAGTCTAACTTTACAGCAATAAACTGCTCCGGAACATTCCCAGAACCAACAGCAACACTCTTCCAATAAACCCGAGGAGTCGGAGATACTGCATACAGTGTATTATTAATCGTGAATTGACTGTCCGGAGTTATCGTGTACTCGTCCCCTCTGTATGTCTGTCCGTCTCCTGTCGAGATAGATACATTGTCTGCAACATATGCGAATCTTTCGATCGTTGGATATGCTCTGTGCATGAGGTCGTCAGGATTGGAGAAGGTGTGCAATTGCTGCGAGATTTGGAAGCCCTGCGCAAAAGAGATCGAGCTCCATACAGTCTCGAATGTCCCGCCTGTAGTCTGTAGGTTACCCCACTTGATTCTCTGCTGAGAACTTCCTCCGCCTCCTCCGTCTGTCAGAGAAGAACTTGTCCCTGCGTCAACCCATGCACGAGTGTTACCGTCTGCGTCTACATCTCGATAGTATACAGATATTGTATCGTTCGATATGCATACAAGAAGCTCTACTGTATTTAGAGATAGAGATCCGATTGTGATCAGGTCTGCACTGCCATTCATGTCTCGGACTTTGATCGTAGTCGGAGAGACTCTTACCTCTGCTTCGTAGTCTTCTGTCGTATCGTCGATCTTGAGATTAATCCCTCGGAATGTGTTTATTGTGTTGCCTCCTACCATCGAAGAGATCCGAGCATGCACAATCAATCCCTTCCCGATAATGTCTGCTGTCGGTAGACCGATCAGAGTAGGAGTTACAGTAAAGTATTCTTGGTTTTGTATGAATACTCCCTCAGAATGTAAAGCCTCTCCGCCCGATATGGCTGTCTTTGTTACTCCTGTAAAATTCGAAAATAGATCCACAGCAGGATAATTATATCCGTATGCTAGTCTATTCCATTCGCTGTTCGAGCTGTTTTCTTGGATAGCAGGAGGAAGAGTTACAGAGCTGTATCCGCCCATTGACAGCATACATATACTTCTGTTTGTGGCAGTTGATACAGGTTCGCACAATATGACAGTCTTGCCTGCCCACGAGAGAGCATAACTATTCTCGATCATGCTGTTGTTATCTCCTGTTCTGAGTGCTCTCCCTGCTCCGTTTATGTCTGCACCCATAACTCGCCACTGTATCGCATCCTCTGACCATGAGATCCGATACTCTCCGCCTCCTGCGCTATTTCTGGCGAGTACATGATGAGAGGCTCCCTCGTCTGTCCAGATCGACAGGTCTCCGTCTGTCATGACATCATTTGTCCCGGAGCAGGTTGCTCCTGCGATCTCAATAAGTGCTCCTGCTGTCCTGAGTGTGTGTACACTTGTAAAGGCAGAGGGAAGAGTCATATAGCTAGGTTTCTTGTCTCCATAAAAACCAAATCGAAAGATTCCCTTGTTCGCATACAGGTCGATACTGTGAAAAGAATGATCATCGATCTGATCTGCTGTGGTGATCTGCACAAAAGATCCTCCGAGATCGGAAGAGGCATATTGTATAACCCTGTTTCTTTTTGTTGCGCCTGTATTGTTCCATAGGGATTCTATCAACAATAAGACGACACCATTTGTCTGTGCAAGTCTTACTCTTTTTATGTTGTGCGTGTCTCCAACCAAAAGACCAACAGGAAGAGAATCAGCTAAGGCTTTTTTCGCTCTGAGTGTCCACGTGCTCCCATTTTGCGAAGTGTATGTTCTCAAGTTTACCGATGTAGTAGAGCCTGCTAGATGACACAGCAAATAACTCCCATCAGGTAAAATACACATATCTGACAATAGATTGTAATTTGTAGTTAATGACGTATCCGAAAAGACTGTCGTATCTGTTATCGTCCCGTTTACCTGTAATTTAGAAACAACACAAAGCTTAGACACAGCAGTACGTTTCTGATGAGAGATCAATAGATTATTGCTCAGTGTATTTAGTCCTGCAGGGAACTGATAATTTGTTGCTGTTGTATCCGAAAACTTTATATTTTGGAATCTCGAAAGAGCATTCTGCGGATCTCGTCCGTATGTTGTACTTGTCTGATTGTCTGTGAATACAAACCCTGCTGTATATCCTGCGTACCCTGCTCTCTGTGTCTTGATTGTCAAAGACGAAGAGCCACTCTGTGCTCCCTTTGCAACAATCTGCATAGGACTATTTTGAGATGGAATAGGGTCGCCGGCTCTCTCGTCTGCTGTTGTAAAAGTGCTCTGTGCTGTCCATACGTTATTTATCCCTACCGACAAAGGGACAAGAAACCCTCTTAGATATGGTGGTGTAACATTCGCCATTAGTAACCCCTCCGAGCGGATCTGCTCGATATGCCTGCTCTATTTCTGTCCGTCATAAATCTATCAAAATGCTTATACGGATTCGTAACTATAACCTCTGGAGAGCCTCCCGTCTGACCGTTCTGTAGTCGATTGACTCCCTGCTGTCCTCCGAGATTGTTTACTGTTGCTCTGTCTAGTACAGCCTCTCCGGACTTGACGATTGCGATACTCTCGTCTGGTGTCATACCCCCCATATGGAACTCGGGAGGAGATTGCGCGAGTACAGATGCTGTCTGTGCTGCACCTGCTGCGACTGCTCCTGCAATCATTACTCCGTTGAGTGGAGGAGGGTATGCACTTGCTGCGGTTATACCCTTTGCAACATTAAACACAATTTCTCCGAGAGCTGCTACTCTCTGCATCTCAAAAAGAGAACGAACAAGATTTGCATTCTCAATCCCTGCTGTTTTTGATAATGTGCCGATTGTTTCAACTGTATTTTTGAAGATCCCCATTGTGAGATCTCCAAGCTCTCCGATAGCGTTAGCCTCGTCTCTTATTGTGTTCATTTTTTCTTGAGCAGTCTTTGCAATTCGATCTTTCTTTTTCTGATCTAACTCTGTCTCAAGTTCGTCTAGCTCAATCAGTGCTTCTTGCTCTGTGAGAGATTGCAATGTTTTGAGCTCTGCGATTGTCTCGATTGCCTGCTCTTCTGCGAGTGATAACTGCAGTTTCTCCTCTTCTGTCTTTGCTGTGAGCTGCATTAATAGCAGTCTTGATTCAAGCTGTTTTATCTGTCCGTCTAGTGCATCAGTCTGCTCTTTTGCGCGTATAGAGATCTGCTCATCCATCGGAATAACAGATATCATTATGTCTTTGCTCTTTTGTCTTGCTGCTGTTGCCTGCTCTGTAAAGGAGAGGATCGCATCGTTATTCCCCTTGATCCTTTCCTGCAGAGACGCCTGTGCTTCTTGGGCTCTGTTGATTCTGTGCTGTGCTTTGACTAGCTTTTCTTTTGCGTCAAAAGATGCAGAGATTTGCTGTGTAAATTTGAACTCCTCCATATTGCTATTTTGTATTGCTTTTGTCAGAGTGCTTTGTGATTCGTCTATCTCTTTGTATTGTTTCGAGATCTCTTTGAGTCTGTGCTCTGCCTTCTCCTTCTCAACTGTATCCGCTTGGCTATTTCTCAAGATTGCAAAGAGGAGAAACTTCTCCTCTGTGAGTGCTTCTCTCTTCTTTTTCAGATCGTTGATACTGTCCTGAGCTGTCTTTCTTGCTGCTCTTTGTGTATCATGCACTTCATTTATTGTATCTCTTTCTTCCCTTCTCAGTTTATTGAGATCAAATTGTCTCTTTGTTATTTGTCCTGTAGCAAGGAGGATCTCTTGATTTATCTCAAAAGTTGTCCGTCGCTCTTCTCGGATAGATCGTGCTAAGTCTACACGTTGGGATTGTTCGAATTGCTGTGCTGACTTTGTCGCTTTGTCGATCTCTACAGATAACTCTTCGAAGCCCTCCAACTGCTTTTTCGTAGCCTTTAAACTCTCTCGAGATGCTTTTGTCATGAGTTGATATGCTGCTGTCCCTGCAACGACTGCGGCAGTTAGTGCCATTGTCGCAGGGCCGCCTTTGATCGCCTGCTCTGCTGCGGTTGCGAGTCCGTCTGCCATGTCGAGAGCCTGCTTTGCTCCTTCGTCTAGTCCCGGAATAAGTTTATCTACTGCGAGAGTTGCTGCTCCCATAGATGTACCGATCGCCTCTGCTCCTTCTTCGAGCATCCCTGTCGAACTTGCTGCATCTTCAAAGGATACTTTGATCTCGTCTGCTGCTGCTGATGCCTTCTGCGCTGCATGATCAAAAGACGCTCCGACTTTTTTGCTGCTCTGCTCATACGCTGCACTCGTTGCCTTTGCTGCTTTCTTGCTTTCTTCTGCTGCCTTCTTGGCTGCCTTCTGGGCCTTGTTGAACTCAGAAGACAGGGCTCTCGTCATAGCCTGCGCTTCTTTCTTGGTCATGTTCGGGATGTTCTCAAGAGACTGCTGTAGCTGCTTGAGATTTGCCTTCATCGTGATCTCAATTGTCTTGTTTACGTCTGCCATGATTAGCCCTTCTTTGATTGATTGATAAGTTCTTTTGCAAGTTCTCGAACAAGCTTATTCCCTGCTTTCTTCATCGGCTTCCACAACAGCTCATTACTCGTCCGGGTATTGTACGAAAGATCATTCGTTGTATATCGTCCTGTCCTGATAGCCCATGCATACGGAGACGTATTGCGTACAAAAGCAATGATATCCTCTCCGTCTATCATTATACCTCTCTCAAGTTTATTCTTTGAGTCTTGACTCTTTGGAGAGATCTTTGCTTTCTTATCACTTTTAAATCTGCCTTTATTATCTAAGGACTTAACAATTGCAGCAGCGTCTTTTTTTGTTTTGCCTGAAGAGTTAGCAATAGCGAAAAATGTCGCTTCTTTCTTTTGTTCTGCACTCTTCGGAGGCTCAACTCTGACGGGCCACTCTTGATATGCTTCTTTGTAGATCTCCTCTACTGCATCAGACATCGTCCTTTTTATGATCGGATTCGCATCTAGTAGATTATTGACAAGACGCTCCAACTCGTCAGAGACTCCGACTGCTGCATTTCCTTGCTTATAAAAAACCTTAGCCATCTTTATATCTCTCCCGGAGTCTCCTCGCTTGCTGTACATTATACTTCTTTTTGCGCTCGTCTCTGTCTTTTTGTGATTCTTGATCCAGTATATAGTCTGCAATAAGATCTGTCTGTGTCTGTGCGTCAAGGGAAAGAAACCATTTTGGATGCTGTGACCAGTACCGAGAGATCCTGAGTGCTAGTCTGTCGAGATGGCCTGCTCTTCCGTAGAGGAAAAATTTGCTCTTTCATCGACCTCTTTCTCCGTCGGGATTTTCTGCGACATGAACGAGAGACATTTAACTCCCTGCTCATATATGACAGACGGAGTTACTCCGATCTCGAGTAATCGATCAAGACAATTATAGCCGTAGTCTGTAGCACTATGACGTACAGGTCTATATTTTGGTAATCTAGCCAAATGATCAACACACACACCTATTGCACCCGCGCAAAGACGAGCTAATTGTGCATTGTCTGACTCCGAACTCCAAAGAGAAACGAACTCAAAACATGCAGCGAGGGAAGGAGAGGAGATCTCCGTCTCCCCTCCCAATTGTTTTATACTTATCTTCATTGTAGTAGTCTCCTAAGTTATGCCTATGTATATGCTATTGCACCATAGCTGGTAAAGTTGATCGTAAATGAGCTAGGATCGCCTTCGGTGAATGAAGCAGTACATACACATTTTGTAAGTGTTGCTGTTGTTGCAGATGCATCTCCGAGAGCTGTCGCGTCTATTACGTACTCAAGAGATACACAGTAGAACTCAACAAAGGGAGTACCTGTTAATCCTGTGGAGATGTTACTCACATAGTGTCCTGTCTTGTTTACAAAATCAAGTATAGATCCTGCCTCTGCTCCGTCTGTAAATTGACGGAAGTATGCAGTAAATGATCCACTGGCTACAGGCTCATCGTCTCCTTTGCGAATCGTGCTGATCACTCCTCGATCTCGGATAACAGTCTGCGCGGCTTTCGGAGTATCAAATGTAAGATTCCCTTCTTCGTATGCGATGATAAGCTCAACAGGGGTTCCTGTTCCATCTTTTAAAGTTATGACACCGTCTCTTCGTGTCTTTGGTAGTGTAGAGTAGGCCATGATATGCTCCTGTTATGATAGTGATATAGTGTGCAGAGCCTGTAGCTCTATTTCTGAAATAAGATACTCTTGTGAGTCTGGGGTTCTCCGGGTTGCTCGTACGAAACGAATCTCTATACCCTTTGAAAAGTTGCGATCCATTACTGCAGCAATGATCAATTGCTCTTTATCCAGAGCATTACCATAGTCTAGTATTAGATCGTGAGGTCTGAGGCGATATGCATATTTAATCCGGACAGTAGTATTAGCATAGAGTCCGACTGGGATCCTTTGCCTCTCGTTGGTTTGCGATGTTGTCGATACCTCAACAGCAAAACCAAGGTGCGCAATTGTGTTTTGCGTCCGTCCGAACAGCTCCGGAAGTTGTCGGACTTCTCGGAATCCACTCAAGCCGGCGACCTTTGTAGCGATCGCCCTTTGTAACTCTTTGACAGATACAGACATCAGTATCTCCGTCTCCGATAATACTGCCCCGGACGATTGAGGAAGATTGTAGGTTGCCCTCTCGTGCGCTTGTCGGGATCGTCTGCTTCTCCATCATGATCTTCATCGTAGATAAAATTCAATGAATCGAACTCATCACGATAGAGTTTATAATGCTCGTTTGCGAGGTCAAGGTATCGCCCATTTGACTGTCCGAGAGATGAGTGAAAGTCTCGGAAGATCAAGTATAGAGAGAGATGTCTGTGCGTCTCAAAGAATGCCTCCGGAGACATCATGAGATACTCGTATCCCATCCCTCTATTTCTGATCCGTCTCAGTATTTGATACCATGCATCATCTATATATTGCTGATACGATGTCAAAGACGAAGGACGCACATTCTCGAGATCCGAATATGTTGCCGTCAGATCAATGTCTGAGACAACAGGATAGAGTCTGCGTCTGACAAGTGCAGCCATTCTACGGAAGAGAAACTCCTCTCCTCCGATCGTGACCGTCCACTCCTGCACATATCCCTCTCCGAGAGCCTCTGTACTAGACAGCTGTTCTGCTGTGTGCGCATAGGACACAGTCCCACCTAACGAGATTGTTGCAGTTGCTCCTGTGAGCAAGTCTGTCCCTGTTGGCTTTGTGAGAGTGTATGTTGCTGCAGTCGGTACGAGTTGCGCATTGTCTCGATAGAGTTTGATCTCAGTAGTCTGAGCCTTTTCTCTTTCGAGCAATTCAATCGCTCGTATCTGTGCTGCGTATGGAGTAGACGATGACATCTGCTATTATCCTTTGATTACATCCCACCACGCAGTTGCAGTAGAGACACAGAGAACAGCTTGTCCTGCTGTAAGAGTTGCGATTGTATTCCCGTCTGCATCCTTTACGACTACATTATGAGTTGAGGAGGATCGGCTCTTGATCCAAAAAGAAGCCCCGTCTTTGTACGCAGGTAGGATACAATCAAGAGCACCTGTAGCATTTTTCAGCAGTTGATATTGTGCGTCCTTGTAGGTCAAAGTCTTATTGACTGTGATCGTCTCAGGATTTACTGATCCCGGTTGCACGATGTGACGAGGGATTTTAAATTCTGCTTTGTCTGAGAATGCCATGATTAGCTCCGTTTCTTTTGTTCTGCGCGGGTGATATGTTTTACAACTATGCTCCGCGCCTTGTGGTGAGAGATGTTTTCTTGTTTAGAGATTCGTGCAGCCATTCGATCTACTGCGTCTCTTTTGCTGTTAGTACTCATACGCTAGTCTCCCGAGCTTCTCTACTCGTGCGATTGCTGCTTTTGTGTTTTTGAGTTCGGTCTGCTTTGTCTTGAGTCTATTCGCGATCTCTGGGATGTGCTGATCTCTTTCGAGTCTGCTCATTGCGCGATTCATCGAGATCAGTCTGAGGGCTGCGATCTGCGGATGAGGAGGATTTAGCACTCCGCTCTTCATGATCTCGATTCTCCACTGATCGAAAGAGTCTGCATCAAAATGCTCTATAACTCTTCGTCCGACCTTCTCAAGTCTTATCCATTTGGACGTATGATAATTCCCTTTGTGCGCAGGGTATACGCGGATATAGTCATGCTTAATTGGGTCGATGATTGTCCAACCCTGATCCAATAAGTTTGTTCTCATGATAGAGGAGTCGATCCTGCTTCCGACTGCTCTTGTCCCATTGACTCCGGGGACTTCGTGGATCGAAGAAAGCACAGGAAGGAGCATAGGAGTCTTTTGTTTTTTTCGTTTGCCCTCCTCTGTCATGCTGTACCCCTCTATCATTTTGAGCTCCCAGTTTTCTGGGTTGTGTGCGAAGAAAAAACGACTGTTCGCCTTCTTCGGTATTCTTGTCTGTACCTCGGTCTTTTGCTCCCAAGGTTGAGCATATCTGCTGTAGTCTGTCATTGTAGTAGTCTCCTGTTTAAAAAAAGAGTCGGGAGACCGCAGAGCCGGAGACTACAAGAAAGTCCTGCAGCCTCCCGACAAAGCGATCTATCGTTTGGATAGCAATTTTACTCCGCGAGCATCTTCGATGATCCCGAGGCCTAAATATGCATGGCCGCAGATGAAAGTGCTTGCACTCATCGGACGACGATCAAATTCGACGACAACCTTACCCATAGACATAAGATCTGCTGATCCTTGTACACCTGCAGGAATGCCGTCTACATATCCGAGAGCCATCGGAGAGATAACAAAATTATCATATCCTGAAGAAGCATTCTCGTTTACGTGTGCGCTTCTGTATACGTCTACACCGAAGAGATTACCTGCGTAATTCTCTCCCTTGGCAGAGAGCATATCCATAGAGGATTGCATACGACTAACTGCATTTCCGGTCTCGTTGCGGAGAGAGTCTTGGAGTTCAGTCAAAGCTTTAGGTGCGAGAACTGCAGCATATGGCCCCGGAGCACCAGAACCAGAAGACGCTTGCTCAAGAGCAAAGATGGCATCAAAGAAGTCGTCTACAGAGAGAGTTGTAGTGTTGAGGCCCGCTGTAGTACCGAAAGACGCTGCAGCTGCTCCTGTGAGCTCTGCAAAACGAGTCTCGTAACTTCCTGCGATACTTTGAGCGATACGGAAAGGATCGATATCAGATCCACCGAATCCGGTCATAGAGGCAAGATCGTCCATCTCGTAAATGATGAATTGTCTAGCGGCTACAAGATCTGCGCTGTTAATTGTCAATGCTGTAGTGTTACTTGATTCGTCTGAATTTTCAGAGGTGGCTGCAGCCATAGAATCGTAGCCGTCAAGGCCTGCAAGACGTACGCGGACTGTATCTGATCCGCTGCCGTTAATGCTTCCTTGATAGCTTAGAAGGGCGGTATTGCGAAGGTTGGCATTGTCTCTCAAGAGGAGATTTATCTCCTGAGAGATCATTGCAGAGAGACGTAATTTATCGACTAGTCCACCTGATAAAGCGACATTGTCAAACGTAATTGGCTTAGTTGTGGCCATGACTGGCTCCTGTTCGTTAGGGTTTGGTGAGTGCTGATGGGCTGCTCTGCTGTTGACCGGTGCGACCGTACCCTGCTATATTCTCTCTTAGTATAGCATAAAAAAGGAGTGTGCAACAATGATCGATATTTTTGCTCGTTGGGTAGACGGAAAATTAGTCTGTGAGCCAAAGAAAAGACGAGGAATGACGAAGGGAGAGTATCTGCGCGCTGTCTATGCATGCGAACAAATGAACAAGCAAGACGAAAAAAAACCCGACCGGACAGAATCCGATCGGGCTAAGAGTCACAGCACGAGAGCGATTAGTGCCAGTACCAAATGATGAGATTGTCTGCATTCTCGAGAGCAGCACCGAATGTCAAGCGCGCTTTTGAGTTTGCTCCTCCGTTGCCAGAGACGGAGAATTCATCGTTGTCTGATGCGGTATCACCGAGAGCAGTCATATTCTTGAGAGCCAAACCATTTTTAAATACAAGGATTGCTTTTGTCTCGTTGGTTCCGAGAGTCTGGAGGAGATCGATTGTAGTGGTAGATCCGCCTGAGATCGCTTTTGCTTCTTGAGCAAATGTGATTCCCAATTTACCAGCAGTAACAGATCCGTCTGCGAGTTTGTCGGAAGTGACAGAAGTACCTGCGAGAGCAGTTGTACCAACAGCACCAGAGGCAATCTTTGCAGAGGTTACTGCAGCAGATGCGATCTTGTTTTGAGTTACTGCATTAGAAGCAATCTTCGCTTCGATAACAGAGTTGGCTGCAAGCTCCGCAGAGTCTACAGAATCGTCTGCCATTTTTGCGTTAGTGATCGCATCGTCTGCAATCTTGTCTGTAGAGACAGCAGTACCTGCAATCTTTGCAGTCGTAATCGCAGAGTCTGCAATCTTCGCAGTAGATACGGCAGCGTTTGCGATCTTGGCTTGGATTACAGCATCGGCAGCAAGAGCAGCAGATCCGACAGAAGCATCGATCAACTCGGCAGCTCCGACAGAATCATCTGCCATCTTGGCGTTAGAGATTGCGTTGTCTGCAATCTTTGCGCCTGTAACGTTTGCGTCGACAATCTTTTGAGATGTGACAGAACCGTCTGCAAGTTTTGCTGTGCTCACTCCTCCATTTGCGATACTGATATCATCGCCCGCTTTCTGCAATCCTCCGGATACAGTTACAGATCCGAGACCGGTAAATCTTTGGAAGGAAATATTTGTATTTCCAAGAGTGGGAGCAACATCATTAATACAAACGAAACCAGCGTTATCGAAACTACCTTCGAGTGCGAAGAGAAACGCTCCGGGGAAGTCTGCTCCATTGTCCATGTCTGAAGATCGAGACATAGCAGATCCGCTACTTGTGTATACATATACACCATTCTCAGATTGTGTAGTCTGACCGAAGAGGAGAACACGATCACCTGCAGACATACTTACAGAATCTATGCTTGCAGGAATGTCTGTAATATCTACATTCGCAGAACTAGCTACCTTGACATTAGCCTTTACAGAGAGACCTGCAGCGACTGTATCGACATAGCTTTTATTCGCTGCGTCGTTTGCGTTTGCTGGTGTGCCTGTCTGAAGAGTACCACTTGAGAAATCGTATGTTGCAGTCAAGTCTAATTTTGACGCGTTGACGGCATCGGCTGCGATCTTGGCTGTGGTTACAGCGAGATCATTAATCTTTGCGGTTTCGACTGCGCTAGAAGCGAGTTTACCTGCAGAGACTGCTCCGTCTGCGATCTTGGCAGAGCTGACGGCAAGAGATGCGAGCTGACTTGTATCAACTGCACCGGCGGCAAGTTTTGCAGTAGTAACGGCAGCGTCTGCGAGTTTATCCGCTGTTACTGCTGTACCTGCGATCTTTGCGCTTGTTACTGCGTTGTCGTTGAGTGCTGCTGTCAATACTGCAGAGGCTCCGATCTTGGCAGATATAATCGCACCTGATGCGATCTTTACTGATGTGACGGAGTCTGATGCGAGTTTGGCTGCGACGATGGCTGAGTCAACTATCTGACCGCCTTTAATTTGTACTGATCCCATGTTGAGATTCTCCTATATAGATTGATGATTATACACGTGTTTGTAGTCTCCGGTAAAATCTAAATAATCTCTTCCATCACGATAATTATATTATCAGAGGAGGAGTTGCTCTCAAAGAAAAGAGACCGAGCTCTGTTTCGTCCTTTTCCAATTTTAAAAGTGAAAGATCCATTCTGTGCAACAGGAACAGCATGAGTTGTCAGGGCTTGTCCTTCTGTCTGTCCTTGTTGACCTACAAAAAATTTATGTGACTCGCTCAAAACCTTGACTTGATTACAGTCGTTTGGAATTTGTACTTCGACGCACGTTGCTCCATTAATTGCGAATTTTTTTATTGCTGGGAACGTATCGAGCCCTCTATAATCTTGTGGCATGTTTATATCCTATGTTTGTATTGAGTAGTCTATCGTGAGATAGTCTCCTGTCACTGGGGTAAATCCTGTTACTTGGAAGGTCGTATTGTTGTACTCTGTAAACGTCTCGCCCTCCACTTGTCGGACTCCATTATAGTACACTCGTAGAGATCCCGCTTTATAATTTTCGGGTACATTAAAAGACTGATTTTCTCCGTTACATTGAGACGAAAGATCGGCTTGTTTCATCTCGTCCACTCCTCCGGAATCGATAGAAAAAAGAAAGAAAGCCATAGCATTACATCTCCTCTAATATGATGGAGATCTCTGCTGTTCCGGTCTTTGCTGCGACAAAAACAGAGGACGGTCTGTTGATCCCTCGACCGAGTCGAACCTGTATATAATTACTGCTGGGTACTGTGGCTCTTCCTGTCGGTACTGCTCCTCCGTCTGTTGCTCCATTGTTGCAGACATAGATCTCCTTTCCGACTGCTCCGAGAGAGATGCGAGTACATGCAGACGGCAAAAGAATCTCTGTTACTGTGACGTCTGCTGTAAAGTTGTAGAAGGCAGGATATGCGTTTAGTCCTCTCAGATCCTCGCTCATGACTGCCTCCGGTTTCGACTCTTCCATGCCTGTACAACCTTCTCGCGATTCGCTGCATAAAACTCTGGATCTTTCAGAGCTCTGTCAAGGAATCCCGGAGAGTCAGGAGCAGGGATCGCTCCGACATTTGCACGAGGAGCAGGAGTGCTCGGATTAAAAGATTCTCCGAGAGCCTGTAGCTGTTCTGCTTCTGGTGAGATCGTCTGCTGTGGCTCTTGTCCTGCTGGTGCATCGTCTAGCATGCTCAGAGCTTGCAGATGAGGACGGATTGTGATCGGTGCTTTCTCTGGATTCTCTACCTGCTGATCTAGCCATTCGGAGAGAGTTACTCTGTCTTTGTCTGTGGTGTTTTTTTGTGACCGCTCATAACTCCACTCGATAGCCTCTACGAGATCGGGATCTGTTAATCCATGTTTTGAGATTGACTGATATCTGTGGAATCTCTGCTCGCTGTGCTGTAGCTTTTTGTTCATGTCGGTTAATTGTTGATTGAGTATATCGACAGAAGACATTGCTTTCTCTGCTTTGTCGAGTCTGCGCTGTGCTTCCTCAAGAGCTGACTCTGCCGTCTTTGCTCGGCTTGCAACCTTGCCGATCCGCTCTTTGATTATGTTCTCCATCTCTGTTTTTAATACGAAGGTTCGGCCCTCGTGCTCTATTTCGATCATTGTAGTCTCCTATTTTTTAGATTGAATATTGCGCTCTTTCTGCTCGGATACGCTCGAGTTCTTGTTTTGCTTCTATGGGATCAAGGTCTGGATTCATGATCTGCATAGCGTCTACAGGAGAGATTAATCCTGCCTGTAATTTCTGTATGATGTCTTCTCGCTGGGCTCTCATCTCCTCGGGAGATAGTCCGAGAGGAGTATATACAACTCTGTATCCTGACTCGGGAAGAGATGCACCTAAGAAACGATTTGCAAGCATAGCGCATTTACTCATCATTTCCTCGTCTGCTCTTCGGAATACAGGAGCATATCTGCGCTGTGCTTCTCGTTGTCCATCTCGTGAGATTGACAGTGCATATCCTGATCTCGGATCTCCGCTCTGTCTCAATACCTCGGACGAGATGCCTGCTGCTGTGGCTACACGATACTCGTATTTGCTGATTGATTCGAGGAGCTTCTCCGGGTCTGCATAGGTAAAAGATCCGATCAAAGGCTGTCCCTGCATATCGGGCTCTGTCTGGAACATAAGGATGGAACTCGGATCAGTAGAGATCGCGGATCTTCTGCCGGTGAGGTCTCCCTGTAATTGTGACAAACCGGCCAAAGAGAGCCCTGCAACGTACTTCTGAGGCCATGAATTATCGCGTACACAATGAACGTAGAACGAAAAAAGCACTGCTGCTGTTAAACTTCCATAAGCCAGTTGAGAGGCATCAAAAGCGTTAAATAGCTGTCCTGTTTTCTCCGCATGATATAAGACGACAGGCAAGAAAGGTACTCCGTCTTTGCTGCGATATGGATAAGCATCTCCTCGCATTGTTGCGTGTCCCATGTATGCCTCTGACATCTCCGCTCCGATTCCTCCTGCAGGAGTTGCTTCGTACATTCCGAAGAGAGGATCGTTTGGATTGCGTATGTCGATCACGTCCCAAACCCAAATAGCCTCTCCGGATTCCGGATGCATTCTGAGTCTGAGCTCTTGATAGTACAGAGGTATATCGGGAGCATCCTCGGACGCAGTAGCAATCACAAAATCAGGAGAGACTGCTCTATATGACAATCCCGGAACTCGTGCGACTCCTCCCGGATGATGAGGAGCAACATCAACGCGTACAAACATCTCTCGGATTCCGAGTGTCATCTGTTGCACTTTCTGCATCAGTTGAAAGAAACCGGACTTTGTGACGTATCCATCTCGTCCGACAAGTGCAGAGATGTCTCCCTCTCCTGTGACCTGTGGCTCTGAGTGGTACAACATAGCGAGCTGTCTTGTCACTTGCTCAATCGCACAGGACGAAAGATCAGAGGGCCCGAGAGCCTCCCGTCTGTCTGTGGGAAGATGTCGCAGGAGCTCCTCTTCGAGGTCTTGCTCCCATAGTCCTGTCAAGAGGCGTCTACGGAGTGCAGAGTGCTCCCATCGTCTCTCGTCTGTGTTGCTCGGTGCTTGTGGCTTTGGTGGTACGT